CGCGCAGGCGCAGGGCTCGTGGCTGGCGACCGGCACCGGCGCCGCCCAGCCCGCGCAGGGGCAGGGGTCGTGGCTGGCCAGGGGGACCGGTACCGCCCAGGCCCCGGTCGCGGCGCTCGGCGTCAGCGCCGGGCTCGCCACCGGCACTGGCACTGCCCAGCCCGCCGGAGCGCAGGGGTCGTGGCTGGCCAGCGGCACCGGCGCTGCGCTGCAGCCGTCGATACAGACATCGGGGAACGCGAACGCCCCCGCCACCGTCGCCACCGGCATCGGCACCGCCCAGCCCGCGGTCGTGGCGCTCGGCGTCTCCGCCGGGCTGGCCAGCGGCACCGGCACCGCACCGGCCGCGCGGGGACAGGGGTCCTGGCCGGCCACCGGCGCCGGAACGGTCACCCCGGCGGGCATGGCGCGGGCCCAGCTGGCGTCCGGCACCGGCACCGGGCAGGCCGTGGTGTTCTCCTGCACTGCACTGGCCGGCCTGGCCGCGGCCACTAGCACGGCCAGCCAGCCCAGCGGCCACCAGGCGCAGCTGGCCACCGCGATCGCCGCCGCGCTGCGCGCGACCGGGCTGGGCCAGGCCGCCGCGCTGGACTTCATGTCCGTCGCGACAACCGGAGTCCGCGGGTCCGCGCTGGTCTCGGTGACCTCCCTGAGTGACACCGCCGTCCCGGGGCGGCAGACGCAAAGCTCCGTGACGGTCGGCAAGCTTTCCGGCGCGGGCGTGACCGTGTCATGACAGGACCGCCGACGCTCCCGGGAGACTGCGCATGGCCGTGACCCTGTACCACACCGGAACCGAGTACACCTCCAACTCGATCACCTTGCTGCGCGGCTCGGTCTCCGACATCACCTCGGTCGGCGTCTACCACAACGTCAACCCGGCCTACATCCCGCTGATCACCGATTTCGTCACGGTCACGCTCGCCGACGGGACCACCATCCCGCCGGCCGCGCTGGCCATCCCCGGCGAGATCGACGTGGTGGCGCTGATCGGCCCCAAAGCCGGCGCGCAGCTGACCCTGGCGGCCGGGACCTACCAGCGGTGGGTGCTGATCCGGACCGCCGCGGAAGACATCATCCGGGCCGCCGACACCATCATCGTGCTATGAACGCGCGCTGGGAAGACGGCTGGCTGAAGATCCCCTACAGCGGCCCGGAGAACGCGGTCATCGAGATCGGGCTGGGCCGGGTGTACCGGGCCGCGTACCGCGACTGGGACGCCGCCGGCACCCGGGTGGTGCAGATCCAGATCCCCGCCGGGCAGGTCCCGGCCCAGGTCACCATCCGGGTGAACGGCCAGCCGTACGGCAGTTACCTGGTGATGAGGAGCGCGCCATGACCGCGGTGGTGTTCTACGACGGAGCAGCCGAGCAGGCGATCCTGAACGTCACGTTCACCGCGAACTTCGTCGAGACCGACCCCACTGCGGTGTCGTGCGTGGTCACCGACCCGTCCGGGACCGCGGTGACGCACACCTACGGCGGGGCGTCCCCCGCGGACATCGTGCGCCTGTCGACGGGGAACTTCCAGCTGGCCGTGTCCTGCTCCCCGGCCGTGGCGGGGGTGGACGGGCTGTGGGCCTTCACCTGGGTCGCGTCCGGCGCGGTCAGCGACATCCAGCCGGGCACCTGGCGGGTGCACGCCACCAGCCAGTACACCTGGTACGTCGGCCCGGAGGAGCTGAAGGACCGGCTCGGCATCACCGACACCGCCGACGACTCGATCGTGGTGGACGTGTGCAGCGCCACCTCCCGCTGGATCGACGAGTTCTGCGGGCGGCACTTCTACCGGATCGCCGAGACCCGTACCTACCAGCCGGAGAACATCTGGCTGCTGGACACCGACGACCTGGTGTCGGTGACCGCGCTGAACATCGACCTGGACGGCGACGGGGTCTACGAGACCGCGTGGACGCAGAACACCGACTACATGCTCAAGATCGGGGAGCGCCGGTTCAACCCCGGCGAGTACGGCGAGCCCCGCCCCTACACCCAGGTGCAGGTGCTGCACGGCGGCAGCACCTGGTTCCCGTTCACCTGGCCGTTCACCCACCTGGACCGGGTGCAGATCACCGGGGTGTTCGGCTGGCCGCGGGTCCCCCCGGCGGTGCACCAGGCCGCGCTGCTGATCGCCGCGGACTGGGTGAAGCTGAAGGACGCGCCGTGGGGGGTCGCGGGGATCTCCGACGTGGGCATCGTGAAGACCAACCCGAATCCGTGGATCGCCGATCAGCTTCGCCCGTACGTCAGGGGCCGGGGCAAGGTCGGGGTGTGAGATGAGCCGGCAGGCCAAGCATGGCCGCACCCGGGCGCAGGCCGCCGCGGCGTCGGCGTTCGCGGCGGCCGGCCGGGCTTCGCAGGCCCGGAAGCGGGCGGCGGCGATCGCCAAGACCGGCAAGCCGCCCCCGGTGAGCAAGAGGCGGCACCAGGCGGCGCTGAAGTGGGCGGCGGCCGGACGCGCGGCGCAGGCCCGGAAGCGGGCCGGTCTCAAGCCGCTCCCGGTGCACGTGCGGGCGCTGGCCGGCGACCCGGCCGTCTCGACCATGGGCGGTGCCGTATCATACATGAGCCCGGCCGCCGGCGAGGGTTCCGTGCCGTGTGATGCTTGGCCTGCCGTAGGTCCCATGAGCACGGCTACCTACCTCATGATACTCGCTGAGGCAAACAGGGACAACCCGTGCTGCGCGGCCACGGCCATCGCCACCCACCTGTACCTGTTCCGCGGGATCATGGCCACCGCGGACGACATCCTGGCACTGCACGCCGCGGGCGGCGGGGACGGCACGCACGGCGCGCTCCTCCCCGACCTGCTCGAGCTGGCCAGCGGTGGTTTCGCCGGCACCCGGATCGCCAGCTTCTTCCCCGTGGAGGACGACACGCTGCCGGGGCTTGTCACGGGGCTGCGGCTACCCGGCGGCGCGCACGCGGTCCTGTCCCTGGGCGGGGCCGCGTGGGTGTCCTGGGGCCAGGTCACGCCGGTCACCGGGCGTGACGGAGAGGCGTGGTGGGCCGAATGGGAATGAGGAAAACCGGCGGCAACGCCGGCCGCGCCGGCAACAAGGCCAGCGACGCGATGAGCGTCCGGCCCTGGACCGCGAACCTCACCGCCGACCGGCCCGGCTGCCACCAGTGCACCTGGGTCCGGGTCGGCGCCGTGTGGAAGCTGAAGTTCGTCCACCGCGCCTGCCGCCAGCACAAGAACCTGGGGTGAACGCGCCCGGTTCCTGGCGGGACCTGTCATCCAGCGCGCTGTTCGGCCTGATCGACGGGCTCAACGGGATGGTGGGCCTGGTGATCGGCCTGCTGCGGGTGCACGCCGTGGCCGCGGTGATCTTCGTCGCGCTGCTCGCCCGGGCCGGGTCCAGCTCGGTGTCCATGGCCGGCGCCCAGTACGAGTCCGCCGACCCCGGCGAGAGCCGGCGCCAGCGCTGGTCCCGGGTGGCCGCGATGGGCCTGGGCTACCTGGCCTCCGCGCTGACCCCCGGGCTGGGTTTCGCGGTCAGCACCCGGGCCGGGCTGATCGTGTTCATCCCGGTGACCGCGGCCATCCTGGCCGGGATCACCTGGTTCCGGTCCAGCACGGCCGGCTGGCTGCGCGCCGCCCTCACCACCGCGGTGATCTTCATCCTGGCGGTCGGTGCCGGGCTGGCCGCGTCCCTGGCCGGCTGAGAACGGAGTGCCGTGAAAAACCTGCGCTGGCTGGTCCTGGCCGCCGCCGCCGCGCTGGCGGCGTGGATCGGCCTGGCCCCGGGCGCCTGGCAGGACTGGCTCGGCTTCTCCCATGCCGCCTACTTCACCACCGGCCAGAACTACGCGTTCTTCTCCGGGTTCGGCGCCTGGCTGTCCTCCACCCTGGGCCTGTCCGCGATCATCCTCACGCTGTGGCACCACATCAACTGCCGCGCCGACGGGTGCCCGCGGATCGGGCACTACCCGGACAGCCGCGGGCTGAAGTGGTGCTGGCGTCACCACCCCGACCATCACGGCCGCAAGCCGACGACGGAGATGCTGCACCGGCTGCACTTCGAGCACAAGAACCGGACGGCGCCCCCGGGCCCGGCGGGCGATGAGCCGTAAAGCCGCAGCTATCACCGTCGCCGCCGCGGCCGCACTGGACGCCGCGGGCGGGCTGGCTTTCGCCGCCGCCGAGCATGTCAGTGACGCCGCCGGGCTGTACTGGGCGGTCGCCACCGCCACCACCGTCGGCTACGGTGACGTTGCCCCGCGCACCCATGCCGGGCACGTCCTGGCCGTCGCGGTCATGCTCACCGTCATCCCGCTGTTCGGCGCGGCCTTCTCCCTGTTCACCTCCGGGCTGACCGCACTGCACATCCGCGGCCACCTGCGCGACACCGAAGCCGGCATCAAGGCGCACCTGGCCGACAGCCTGCGCCGCCACCACGCCGACATCATCACCCAGCTGAACAGGACGGACAGGACGGACGGTCATGGCTGACTTCGACGCGATGCGGAACGGCCTGGCCGCGCTGATCGGCGCGGCCACCGGGATCCGCGCCCACGCCGACGCATCCGGGGCGATCTCCCCGCCGTGCGCGGTGGTGCTGCCCGGGCGCCCGGCCATCACCTACGGCAAGACGATGGACGACGAGGTGGATGTCAACCTGCTCGCCATCGTGCTGCTGTCCGCCGCCAACGAATCCTCCGGTCAGGTCAACCTGGACGCCTACGTGTCCAGCAGCGGGGCCAAGAGCATCAACGCCGCGGTGGCCACCGACCCGAGTCTCGGCGGGACCTGCGAATACGCGGTCGTGGTCGCTGTCCAGCAGTACGGGCTCATCGAATACGCTGCGCAGCAGTACATCGGCGCGACGTTCCTGATCCAGGCCGGGGCACACGGGTAATCAGGAGGTGTCACATGTACATAGGCGGCGGAGTCGTACTCCTGATCATCGTCATCATCATCGTCGTACTGCTGCTCAGGCGCAGGTAGCACATCACGAGGCTAGATCACGTGATTCCACTTCTTGCGGGTTTTGATCAGGCTGATATTTGCCTGGGTGACTCCGTATTCAGCGGCGAGAGCCACCTGGGTCGCGGACCGGTCAGCGAGACGCTGGCGGATGAATCGGACGTCCTGCTCGGTGAGTTTGGCCATGCCATGCTCCTCGCCGCTGAGCGAACGGTGAATGAAGGTGCCGTCCCGCTTCTTGTCCTGCTCGTTTTGAGCCCGGGTGCCGTAGCTCAGGTTTTGCGCTGAGTCGTCTCCGGTTCCTGCTGGCCCGTGCCTGACATCCAGGCCCGGCGGGCGAGGGCCTATAAAAGCCGCCGCGACCAGCGCGTAAACCTTGAACGTCTTGTACTTGCCTTCCCTGGAAAGCATGACCTGGCGGTAACCGTGACCGTCTGGCTGAGGCTTCCGGAGCTGGCCGCCGCGCCACCCGGTACGGGTCAGCCGGGGTAGACTGCGGACGCGACCCCGATCGCTGACTTCATAGAGCCCTTCGTATCCGGGGACTGGTCTCCATTCTTCGGAATGAGAGGAGGTGGTATGAGAATCTTGATTGTGCATCCTGGCCCGAATTTCAGTGTTGCTGATGTTTTTGCTGGGTGGTCTGAGGCCCTGACAGGGCTCGGTTGTGAAGTCCAAAGCTACAATCTAGATGATTTAGGACCGCCTCTCTTTCTACGGGAGCTGTCTGCTGCCGACCGGGGAGGAAGACGACGAGGGGCGCCCGGAGATCCACAAGGCGCTGACCAACGACCAGGCCATCCACGCCGCGCTGCAGGGCATGTCCCACGCGCTGTACACCTACTGGCCGGACGTGGTGCTGTTCATCTCCGCGTTCTGGGTCACCCCCGCGCTGCTGCACGTCATCCGGCAGCGCCGCCACAAGATCGTCATCTTGCACACCGAATGCCCCTACCAGGACGACTCCCAGCTGGAACGGGCCCAGTTCGCCGACATCAACCTGCTCAACGACCCGGTCAGCATCGACCGGTACGCCCGGCTGGACGGCGACGCGGTGTACATGCCGCACGCCTACCGGCCCGCCGTGCACCACCCCCGCCCGGCCGGGACCGGCGCGGACCCCGCGCTGGCCGCGGACCTGGCGTTCATCGGGACCGGCTTCAAGTCCCGGGTTGAGTTCTTCGAGGCGATGGACCTGACCGGGCTGGACGTGCTGCTCGGCGGGATGTGGATGGACCTGGCCGAGGACTCGCCGCTGCGCACCTACCTCGGCCACGACACCGAGCTGTGCGTGCACAACGACGAGACCGCCATGATCTACCGCAACGCCCGGTGCGGGATCAACTTCTACCGCCGCGAATGGGAAGAAGGCATGGCCCCGGCCGATGGCTGGGCGATGGGGCCGCGCGAGGTGGAGATGGCGGCCAGCGAGCTGTTCTTCCTGCGCGACCCGCGTGGCGAAGGCGACGAGCTGTTCAAGGGCATCCTGCCCACCTTCAGCGGGCCCGCCGAGGCGTCCGCGCTGCTGCGCTGGTGGCTGGCCCGGGACGGACTGCGCGCAACGCGGGCCGGTCAGGC